TAAGTATTCATATCATTTGTAGATGTAGTAGTTTCACTTTCTTTAATAAGATCTTGTATTGATCTTAAACTTGCTTGAGTCGAACCCACATTTGTTCCTGCAGATCCTCTAGCACCTAAACTTTCTTGAGGTGTATTATATATTGTAGAATGTGCACTTGTTGTATGTGCAACTCCAACCATCTTTGCACCTGTGGTTGGGTGAACATGGAAAGGACCATTATATGGTTTTCCATTTACATATCCAACTATGTTACCTTTTGGTGTAATACAATCAATAACATTAATGACACCTGTTTGTCTACGTTTACGTGTCATAATTGGTTTCAATATAGCACCTGTGCCTGTTGTAGATTTAACTCTGAGGTCTGGTAGCGACCTATATGCCTTATCATTTGTACAAACTTTAGTTATTGTGCCATTTTCATCAAGTCCACAGATTTCAAAGTCTTCAATTATATCATTCTCTGTATATCCTATACCACCCTCTTGCACTTCAATTTCCTCAACAAATACATCATCTTGGTCTCCAGCAGGATAATTTTCACCTGGTGATGTTATGACAACAGCAGTAACTTGTCCAAAAGTTGGTGAATTAGGGTCTTTGTCTATCTTAGCACGACCAAAAGCACCATAACCCTGATCACAGTTATCTACAAAACCAACTATAGGTTCTTCAGTGTAACCTCGACCTGGATATGTAATATCTACACCTATGATACTGCCAGTGAAGAAACTTACTTCTTTTAAGACTTTATCACCAGGAATTGGTTCAGTTATTCCAATAAGACCACCACCCAACTCTTGATTTATTCCCTCTACATCTTGTATTTCTTCTACAAAGTTCTCAATAAAGTTACCAAGTATCACATTACCAGCAGCACCTTCACCATCTCCACCATAAAATTCTACCCTTGGAGGACCACATTCAAATACATTTCCTGTATTACACTCAATCGGATCTCTTGATTCTCCGTCTTCTGATCCAAAAATACCCCATGATCCTATGTTTTGTTCAAATTTAGATAGACGATCATTAACACCTGAAACTGCTTTCTGTCCTTTGTTAAATGCTTTTTCAAATATTGTCTTTTGTTCTTGTTCTGATTTTGGTTTAGCAGCACCTTTATTTAATTCATAAGTATTATTTGCACCACATCCCTTTGATCCACCTGGTGTGCCTGGTTGTATACACTTCAATACGTTACCTGCGATTCTAAATGCGTTATTGAACCCTGCAAGTCTATCTTTTAAATTAAAACCACTGAAATTAGGAATGAGACCAAATAGTTTATTAATGGGAGAGAGGACTGAATCCAAAGCAGAGTTAATAGTATTTGTGATTTGATTAGTAATTGCACCTACAAAATCTTCAACTGCACAAACCACAGGATTAACAAATCCTTTCTTGACTGCGTTGACAAGCATGTCCTGTATAGTTTTGAACATGGAATTTGCAATCGTAGAACCCAAACACTCAAAAGTATTGAATAATCTCTGTATTGGTTTCAAAGCTGCTCCATTAAATGCTTTTGTCTGTGCGAGAGCAAGAAGTGGATTAGCAGCATATATTGAAAAGAAAAATGATTTTACACCTGCTAACCCTGTTTCTATAAAACCAACAAGAGAATCTTCTAGGAACAAAGTCATTTGTCCTGCAATACCCTGAGTTATATCAGTAATTAGACCTGCAGTTTCTCTTATTTCATCAACAAAATCATTCGCACTACCAACTGCACCTGATATTTTTCCAAAAAAATTATCAAGCACATTACTCAACTCTAATATGCTAGAGTTTTCACAAAATGATGGAGTTGCTAAGTATTGTTTAATTTCAGACATATGCTTATTTATGTTGGACTATCACCATCAATTGTTGTTGCACCTTCAAATCCAGGCGGGATATATGTACCACCTTCTGTAAATGTTCCTTCATCAGGTTCTCCTAAGATTTGATCAATTGTTGTTGCCTCTTCAAAACCAGGTGGAATATATGTGCCATCTTCTCTGAATGTTCCACCAGGATCAACCTCAGATGATGTATTTAATTCCTCTAAATCTTTAGAAGTATACTTATTACCTGCAGCATCAACATATGTGTATGGTAAACCTGTTGCAGTGTCGTATTCTACACCTGCCACTGTGTAACTTGAATTAGAAACTTTTTCTTCTTTAATTATCTCATTTGCCTCTTCCTTTAACTTTTTACTTGTCTCTTCTTCAATAAGACCTTGAACCAGTGCTTGATCCGCTGCTGCAAGCAGTGTTCCACCTGATGTCTCCTTGTTCTTTGTTTTTTCCTGTATATCAAATAACTTGTCTTTACTTAAATGATCACCAGGTTGCCAGTCTTTATTCACATCTTCTTTTGGGGGAGTTATCTTTTCATCTATGTTCTCAACAATTCCTGTATCTGATTCTGGATTGATTCCTATCTCATTTAATTTATCAGTAGATTCTGGTCTATTCGATTTATCGACCTTATAAGGAACACCACCTGGTGTTGCAGGTCCTAATTGCTCATTAAATTCACCACTCAGTATATTATTCTTTACAAGAGATCCATAAAAACCTGATAAAGTTTTAAATTTACCATCTGGGTACAACACCGTTGTTCTTTTTCTAGGTTCAACACCAATAATCATGGTAGGAATATTAGGACCACGTATTCCGTAAACTGTATCACCTTGACTTATCCTTGCTGATCTTAATTTATATGATGCTCCTGATCCAGCATCTGTAGAAAGTAAAACATCAGCATAACTTAAATCTTTTTCATCTACCTGATCTACATCCGAATGATCTCCGATAATACGAACCTTATATCTCCAACCAGCACCAGATGATAATTGATCCTTTTGATGCTCATAACCTACAACGACTCCTGCCCAAAACTCAACTTTATGACCTATTGATGAACTCTTATTTGGATCTATATTTGGTGTATCTTTCATTTGTCGCTCCTATATAATTCTCTTGTGTCACGAAGTAGTGTGAGAGATGTATAAGAATTTGTTGTAGTAAATGAGTGACATAAATCCCTTATCATATAGTAACCACTCCTTAAGTTATTATATACCTGTTCGTTTTTATTACTTTGAGTAATATTTTCAAGATATAATTTTATTACTTGACCTGCTTTGAGTTGAACATTACAGGGAACTTGTATTTGCACTATCTGAGAATGTAATAAACTGTATCTCATGTTTGATTGTGGAACATAGTTTGCAGGATTATTTAAAATAGTATCACTTACACCTGGATCATCTTGACCAGGACTAATATGAAAAGTATAAGATTTAAGATATACTTCATTTGTAACAGGTTTTTCTTGTTTTTCACCAAGATTAGTATCACTTAAAAGATTTTTTATCTCTTCC